ACTCTTATCCAGGCGGCTTTGTGCGGGACGTGGACAAACCTTGGAAACACGTACGCGGACGTAACCACCGTGAACGGCTCCCCGACAATCACGAGCGCGACCGCGGCGTTCACTCCTTCGGACGTTGGCGGCCCAATCATTGGCACCGGTATTCCGATAGGCACAACGATCTTGGCTTACATCAGCCCGACGAGCGTCACTCTCTCGGCCAATGCGACCGTGAGCGCGAGCAACGTCAGCGTGACTCTATACGACAGATCAGTCGCAGACGGTGTCACGACCAGCGCCTCGGCTATAATTACAAGCGCTACGCTCGCCTTTACTAGCGCAGACGTTGGCGGCCCAATCATTGGCACCGGTATTCCGATAGGCACAACGATCTTAAGCGTCCAGAGCGCGACCAGCGCCACGATGAGTGCTAACGCGACCGCAAGTGCGTCATCTATCCGGTTCACAATCGGAAACCGCGGCCAGCAACTCATTAACGGCGTCCTCAACCGATCATTCCTGTTCGAAAAAGGTTATCTCGACATCAACCAGTTCATCCAGTTCCGAGGAACGGCAGTCGAGGAATGGAATTTGGATATTTCCTCACGCAAAGTTATCGCGCAATCAATCGCGTTCATGGGCGCCCAGGCTACCCGTAGCGGCGCAACCGTCTCAGCGAGTGCTGCGGCTGCGCCGACATACCCACCTATAGTCGCCGGGCCGATGATTACCGGGATCGAGACGAACACGAATATGACCGGCATCAAGGTCAATGGGTTCAAGTTGCAGGTGAAAAACAACATGCGCATTCACGACCACATCGAAACGCTTGCGAGCGACGATTTCGGGCGCGGCGTGCAAGACATCACCGGGTCCCTCTCGGCCTACTTCAAAAGCGGAGCGCTCTACGACCAATTCCTGGCCAACGGCGCGATCTCATTCCAGTTCTCAATTCAAGACCCGCTCTCTGGGCACACTTACACGATCAAAATTCCGGTAATGAAACTGCCAGATGTCGGTCAAGAGATTCCGGGGGTCGATGCCGATGTCATTCAGTCAGTGACCTGGCGCGGGCTTTACGACTCGGTCAGCGGTGCGCACATGATCATCACGCGGTAAAGTTACCCGCTTTACTTGCCGTCGATTAGGGCTTACTTTCTGAGCATGAAAGTACTGAAACTGATAGTTATCGTAGCAATCTTGGCGTTCCCCGCTATCGCCTCGGCACAAGCGCCAATTACATCGTGGAGCGAACCACGCATCATACCGAAGCATCAAATCCATCCAACGGGCAATCATCGGACGGAACTATTGCCGGACGGCAGCACGCTTCATTGGAGCCAGTTCGAACGTGACGACGGGATAAAGACATGGATTATGATTTGTCGAACGCGAGATAATAACAACGCTTGACGCGCTGAGTTGGCAAGGTTTACGCTTCCACTCGTAACCAAAGCTGTTAAGCCGATTTCGGCTTTTCACTTTTCAAACCACTGAAAGGAAATTGAACTTATGGAAATCGGAAAACTGAAACCTGACGCAACGATGGCAGACGACGGAGTGTGGCGCACCTTCATGGACGCCACCAAAGATGAACCGGCAGTCGAATTTTTGATCGGCTACATCGGAAATAAAAGTTACCGCAAGAAACTCACCGCGATTTCGTTCAAGGCGCGCGCGAAACGTGCGGCCAGAGATATTCCGCCAGCGGTACAGAACGAAGTACAAGCCGAAGCGATGATCGGCACGGTGTTTCTAGGTTGGAGAGGATTGACCGAGAACGGTAAACCGGAAGAGTTCACCGAAGCCAAAGCGCTCAAACTTTTGAACGATTCCATCGAGATTTTCAACTTCGTGCAGAACGAAGCCGGCACACTCGAAAACTTCCAAGCATCCGAAGGAGAAAGCGGGGAAGAGCCGAAGGCGGCATTGAAAAGCCGCGCTTGAGTGGTCGTTAGAGTGGACGGCGGAGAAGCGTCAGATTTTAGAGGACGTAGAAGGCGAGGTCGACATCGGTGAGGTCGAAGCGCTCGCCAACCGGCCACAATTAGAACCTGACCTGGAGTGGCTCCTCGGCGTGTTCTTCACGCTCTCGCGCGGTAGGCAACAAGGTTTCAGTGGACCGTGTCCGATCGCTTTGCGCGACATCGAGGCGGTCTATCGTTTATATTCGATCTCTGAGTTCATGGCGCCGGACGAGTTCGTCGACTACATGCTTTTTTTGGACGGCGTGGCGATGGAAGATTATCGGAAAAAGCAACCGAGAGATTAAGGCTTGGCGAGTTCCTTTCGGTAACAGCCACATGACCTCGTTCGGCCTGCGCGAAGGTTGAGACCCAAAACGACAACAGTTTTTTGACACACACACGCGCATTTCCACGCCGTGTTCTTGCCGTGGTTCTTAACTCGCCATAAGACGACGAGCCGGCCGAAAGTCTTGTCAGTTAGATCGATCAACTTCGCCATTGGCTGGGAGTATATGATAAACTGACGGTCGAACGAAGAAAAAAGTTGTTCGCGAGCTCGTTCGATGAAAGTGGAATTCACGCATGGATTCCGCTGCTCTCGCGACACTTGGCGTCAAGGTCGAAGCCCAAACCTCTGAGGGCACAGCGCAGGTCAACCGCGACCTGCAATCAATGGCGAGCACCGCGGAGTCGACTACGAACCGCGTCAAGTCGACCTACAGTCAGGTCGGCACATCAATGGGGCAGATGCACGGCGTCGTCGGTCAAGGCGTAGCCGTATTCAATAATCACAGCGACGCGATCACGCGCAACGCCGGGAGCATGGCTTACCTACTCCGGTCGATCGGACAACTCACGGGTGGCAATGTAATGATGGCCGCGCAAATGGAGCGGGTCGCGCTTCTAACCGAGCGCATGGTTGGTTTGAGCGACCAACACATCACAAAGCAGCAGGTGTTGTCTAACGCGATGTCGACTGGCGCGATTAGCACCGCGACGATGGCAGCAGCACAAGAAAAGCTGGCATTATCTTTAGCAAAATCGGCGGCGGCGCAGGGTGCGTTATCAACGGCACAAGCCGCCGCTCAAAAGGTTGTGAGTTTGCAGCAAGAACTCGCTATTGCTCAATCGAATTTTGTCTCATCAGGAGGCGGTCCTGGGCAAATGGTTCTGTGGCAACAGATGCAGGCAACGGAAACAGAACTCAACCGGGCTAAATTAGCGAGCGCTGGACTGACAGAAGCGCAAGCTGGTTTAACCGCAGCAAATAAGGAGGTCGCGTCATCCCAGAAACTCATCAACGACGCGATGACGGCTTCGACTTTCAGTATTGGCGGAACCGTAGCAGTAATTGCTGGGGTGGTTGCCGGACTGGTCGTTCTCGCGGCTGCCGCTTATGCCATGAAGAAGGCTTGGGACATATTATGGTCGTCGATCGCAGCAGCCGGAGCACAGCAGAGCGAGTCATTCAGTTTCAAGTTTCTAATCGGAAATATCGATCTAGCCGAACAAAAAATGCAGGAATTGAAATCGTTCTGGCAAGAGGCCGGCGTTTTCAAGTTCGGAGATTTAAGCGATGCCGCTCGCCAACTGATGCTGATCGGGACGGGGTCGGACAACGTAATCGAGCGGCTGAAAGAGATGAGTTCGGTTGCGGCCGCGACGGGCGAAAGCGTAGGTGGAATCGTCTCAGCTTACGAGCGCGTGAGAATCGCAATCGAGAAAGGAACGGACGTTCAAACGCGCGGACTCGGCGCGAGTTCCGGCGGCACGATTGCAATCATTCGGGCGCTAAAGGTGGAAATGGGTTTGACCGAGACGCAGATTCACGACGCGTTCCTGCACGGCAAGATCGACATCGACACTGTTAACAAGGCGCTCTACGACTCGACCAATGGCGTGGGACAATTCGCTGGAGCGATCGACGCCAAGCGCCATACCTGGGACGGCGCCCTAGCCGCTCTAGACACGCAGTGGATGGTTATTAAGGAGCATATCGGAACTCCGATCATCGACACTTTGACCGTTATCCTCGAACGCTGGACGGACAGATTATCGCAAATGGGATCAACTGGCGACACGGTAGGTGCCGCGATCTCCAAATGGATTACGGACTGGGACGCTGCAATCGAAAATGGAAAGTTCGGTGACAAACTTGCGAAGAGCATCGTGACTGGGCTTCTCACTTTCGACTGGTCGCTCATGAAAACTGAGTGGACGATCTTGTTTTACGATTTGCCAGTCGCAGCTTGGACGAAATTTACCGACTGGTACACGAAATGGAACAGCCAAATTACATGGAGTTCCTTAATCGCTAGCTCAATGCCAGGGGCGCATACAGCGCAGAGCGCGGCTCCCCCACCAAATCTTCCTAGTGAGATGAATCCAGCCGCGCCGATAAATCATATAACGCTCCCAGGAACGCAAGACGAGGCGACGCTTCAAAAAACACTCAAGGATTTCGACACTTACAAGACCGACTTAAAAATTATCAACGACTACTGGGAGCAGTACACGCAAATCCAGATGTACGTTGCCGATGCGACCGAGAGGGAACGCCGAGTCTTTGAATTGACCGCCGCTACTGCGAAGGAACTCTACAACCCAGAGCAGTTCAACCCATACATGGGGAAATTAGGTGAGTTAATGAAGGCGGAGGCCGAGCGCGGACGCAAAGAGCAGGAAATCGACATCGCCATTAGAGTCGGTTCAGCGAGCACGATGGACTCGATCACGCGCGGAATCGAGAAAGCGAAACAGGCGTTCGGCAACATGGATCAGATGATCGAGAAGATGTCGACCTCAGTGGTTAACGCGCTCGACAACGACATCGCGAACGGGCTGGTCTCGATCATGGACGGAACAAAAAGCGTGGCGCAAGGCTTCCGCGATATGGCGCTTTCAATCATCGCCGACATCGAGAAGATCATTATCAAAATGATGGTGGAGTACGCGCTGCAACAAGCAATCGGCGCGATGGGCGTCGGTGGTTCCGTCGGTTCAATCGTGTCGAGCTCAGGTCAAGGCGCTCACGGAGCAACTGGAGGAACCGTATTTGGAGGGAGCGGCACGCGCGACGACGTGCCGGCGATGCTGACTGGCGGCGAGTACGTGTTCAGCAAGGACGCGGTGAGTAACGCTGGCGGCGCGAGCGCAATGGATCGGTGGCATGAAGCGGCGAAGGCGGGACAGGTGGGAGGATTTGCAGCTGGCGGAGAGGTCGTGCCAGGTCGCACGTTCTACGGAACGAATTTCGGCGGAAGCACTGTTTCTATAGGAGGCGATCCAAATCCGCGATACACACCCACAAACATGCCCGGAATCTATTCAACCCGGACAACTACGTTCGGAGGTAGTAATGACCCAAATAGTACGGCCAATGCACCGTTTTCTCACGGTACATATCCCGGTGAATCAGCGCTGACAGAAGAGGGCACCTATTACGCGGCATTCCCATCGGCACTGTATAAAAACGGCACGGTCACCGGTGGTCAGTGGTACCAGGTTTTAAATCCTGAGAATGGAATGACGACATGGGTTCAAGCATTAGATGCAGGCCCAGGTTCCGCGGGTGGTGAGCAGCGAAACGGAATGGATATTTCTCCAGCCGCAATGTTCGGAGGGTTAGGAATAACCCACGGACATTCAACGCCACATTTTATCGTCGATCTAAGCAATCCGGTAACCGGTCCAGGAAATTATGATGAACCTCCGGATCTCACTGCGCAATATGACTCCAATTCTGGCATTTCAGGATCTGCAAACACCGGCGCAGAGGGCGGATTGCTGGCTTTAGCGCCAGACACAAATCCGTTCTCAGGAAACACTCCATTTGACATCAGCAACTACAACTACCAGAACCAAGATTGGTCGTCGACCATTGGTAGTGGACCGGCTCCGGGCGACGTCTCAATCGATCCGTCATACGGAAGTTATTACTCACCCCCAGTTTCAACGGACACTAGCAATACCCCCGCATTCGCTGACTTAAGCAACACGACACCGGGCGGAGATCTCACGGTTTCGCAAAATACCGGAGGCATGGACATCCACGGCTTCGGCGCGGACACCAGTCTCGGAACTAATCTCACTGACTCGCAATACCTCGCTCTTCAAACGCCGGTTAATACGACGACACCCTCTGATTTCAATCAAGCGCAATGGGATAGCGGGATGTGGGGCTACAACGCGGCCGGAAACTGGACGAATTGGACATCGCCTGATTTACAAAACGCAGCGTCATCTCAGCCGTGGCAACAGAACGCAGGACAAACGTGGCAGCAAAACGCGACATCGAATACTGGCGGCGATCCGTTCGCGGGCCTGCCTGCGGGGGCTTTTGAGACCCCAAGCGATCCGTATGCCAATCTTTCCAGCCTCGGATATTCACCTGGGCCGCTGGTTTCTCTTAGTCCTGATTTTGGGGGGAATTCGGAAAACTGGGGCGGCGGCGGTAATCCTTATGATCCGAGACAACATGCACAAATGCATGGCGGCGGATTGGTAATCCCGAGCTTCGCAACTGGCGGCATCATGCCGAACACCGGACTCGCGCACCTGCACGCAGGCGAGGGCATCATCCCGGCTAACCAAATGGCGAGTATGTCGCCGACTTCTGCCGCTGCGCCAAACATGACGAGCCACGTCCAAGTGACGGTGCACTTCCACGAGGATGGCAGCAGCGCCAATATGCGAACGGAACGTTCCAGCGCGGCGGATAAGCAAGCGCGTGATCTAGCGCGGACAGTCGAGGCGTTTACGATTGCGAGCATGCGTAAGCAACAGCGAATCGGAGGCGCGACATACCGGTCGCGGAACTAAGCGATGAATACATTCACTGGCGGCGGAAGTCCTGACAAATGGAGTCCGAGCAAAAGCACACAAGGTACCGTCAAAGCGCGCGTCTTACTCGCCCAGTACGGCGACGGCTACGCGCAACGCTCACAGGACGGCATCAACGTCGGACTAACGACCTGGAGCAATATGTTCGGCCCGATTCCGTGGTCAGTCTTAACAGCGATCGATACGTTCCTGCGCGGTCAAGCCGGCTGGCAGAAGTTCATCTGGGTTCCACCTGCGCCATACAACGACATCACGCGATACTTCATCTGCTCGGACTGGAACTGGATTTATGACGATGGACAGGTGATCTCCGGGTTGACCGCGAACTTCATTGAGGTACCGGGACTGTGACGCCTGGAATCGCGGCTCGAACAAAACAGATCGAGCCTGGACAACTGGTCGAGCTGTTCATTCTCGACTTGTCATTACTCGGCGGCCCACTCCTCTATTTTACGAACTCGACTGCACCAGGCGGCGCGAGTGGCTCAATCGTTTTCCAGGGCAACACCTACGTCGCATACCCTATCCAAGGAAACGGCTGGGACGTGACGAGCCAAGGAACACTTCCGCGCCCTTCAATCGCGGTGAGCAACATCGGGAGCGTGACGACCGCGCTCATGCAGCAATATAACGATTTTGTCGGTGCCACGGTCACAAGGAAACGGACTTATGCGCAGTTTTTAGACGGCGCTCCCGGCGCGAACCCATTGGAAGAATTCCAGCCCGATATCTTCGTCATCAACGCGAAGAAGAGCGAGACCAATACCGAGGTCGTGTTCGAGCTCGCGACCAAAGCGGACTCGGAAGGCGTCCTTATCCCGCTCCGACAGATCATCGCAAACTCTTGCCAGTGGATCTTCAGAGGGCCCGACTGCGGTTTCGTTGGGCCTCCGGTCACGGACAAATACGGGAACAACTTCGGCGCGCAGTTCACCGATGGAGTCATCAACGGCACGACCACGCTAATTAGTGCTACAGCGACCTTCGTTGCTGGTGACGTTGGAAAAACTATCACGGGCGACGGCATTCCGAGCTCGACTACGATTTCAGCCAGGGTAAGCGCAACGCAGGTCACACTGTCCCATGCGGCCACGACATCGGCCACGGGCACGTTATTTACGATTGTCGGGCGCATAACCGACCGCGGAGCCTACAACGCCGTCACGGTCTACGCCTCGGGCGATTACACCTACACGCTGGTCAACGGCATCCGGGTTTACTGGGTATCGCAAAAGGCGACGAACACTGACCCGCTAACCACGATCGCGAGTTGGAAAATGGATATGTGCGGCAAGCAATTGAGCGACTGCAAAGCACACTTCGGCGCGAACAATCCATTGCCGACTTCCGCGTTCCCAGGGTCAAACTTAATTCCAGCCGGATGAGAATCGAGAACGACATCAAGGCGGCGATCCGCAGCCACGCGGCAGATGATTACCCGCGCGAGGCGTGCGGCTTAATTGTCGCGGTCGGGAACAAACAAACGGCCGTTCGTTGTCGCAATGTCGCGTCTGACCCGCATAAATTTTTCCGCATGAATAAAGAGGACATGGGAATAGCGGAAGAGCAAGGCGAACCGGTCGCCTACTACCATAGTCACCCGAACCTTCCGCCGATTCCAAGCATGGCGGATAAGACCGAGGCTGAGAAACACAAGCTGCCGTGCATCATCGTGGGTTGGCCGACTGACGCGTGGGATTTCTACGCGCCCTGCGGCTGGCGTGCGGAGTTGGAAGGCAGACCGTTCGTGCATGGCATTCTCGATTGCCTCGACCTTTTCCGTGACTACTACGATTTGAAACTCCGCATCCAAATCCCCGACTTCGAACGCGAGGACGACTGGTGGAAAAAAGGGCAAAACCTTTACCTCGACAACTTCGGGAAGGTTGGATTTCGGCGCGTCAATGATTTGAAACTGCACGATGGCATCCTGATGCAGATCGATTCGCCAGTTCCAAATCACATTGCCGTCTATCTGGATGGAGGCGAAATCCTGCACCATGTCCAAGGCAGATTGTCATGCCGCCAGCCTTACCTCGCTGATCGCGGTTACTACGGGCGCGCGAGTTACTGCGTGATAAGGCACGCGAGCCAAAAGTGAAAACCCGAAAACAGCTTTTCAGATTATGATTAACCTTCGCTTCGCTACCGAACATGGCTTTAGCTCTTTCGCTATCCGATGGGGGACGTGGAGCGATTATTCGCACGTCGATTTTATTCTTCCGGACGGGACGCTCCTCGGATCGCGCATCGACGGCGGGGTGCAGATACGACCAGCTACTTACGGGCACTTCATCAAGACCGAATCGTTCGGGATAAATGTGCGACCAGATAAAGCGGCCGCGATCTTGGACTGGGCGCACAGCCAAGTCGGCAAGCCATATGACATCACGGCAATCATCGGTTATACGATCAGACGGGACTGGACGAAACCCGATCGATGGTTCTGTTCCGAACTTGTCGCCGCGGCCTTTCTTCTTCACGACTGGCCGATTATCAGGACTTCACACTTGAACCGAGTCAGCCCGCAAGACCTTCTCTTCTCACCATTTTTCCGCCCATTTGCACCGGCATGCTGACGAAATTCGAGGACGAATACCCACAGGCAGCGGAGTTTTTGATGTCAATCTATGTTGAACCTCCGCAATACGTAGACGCGAAAGGCGGACTGCATTGGCTGCCATACAGTCTTTTTTGTTCGCACTCTGGCGAGTGCTATCGCGACCAACGAATAATGGGAAATTTACATCGATATGCTGACCGAAATTAGACTCCAAGGAATTTTAGGGAAACGCTTTGGAAGGAAGTGGCACCTCAACGTGCGCAGCCCAGTCCACGCCGTGCACGCGATCGACACGCTGCGGCCAGGGTTCCGTGCGGCGATCATGGAACTGGGCGAGTGCGATTTCTGGGTCAAAGTAGGCGGCAAGACCGTTGGCGAACGGCTAGTAGATTCTCCGAGCGCCGGCAAAACGATCTCAATCTCGCCTGTCATCCGCGGTGCCGGCGGAAACACTCTTGGAGTCGTCGAACTCGTCGCCGGTATTGTTCTGATTGGCGTCGGCATCTATTTTGGTGGCCCGATTGGAGGTCAGTTAGCGCTGCTCGGAGTCGCTGCCGTCCTCGGCGGTGTCGCTTCGTTCTTAGCGCCGGCACCTGCCTCGACGGTGAGCGTTGATCATCCGAGTTACATTTTCAACGGGGTTGTCAATTCTGTCCAACAGGGCGACCCCGTGCCGATCTGTTACGGCTATTTTATTTGCGGAAGCCAGGTCGTATCGGCGTCGATTGAGACAGCAGATTATACCATTGGCTCAACTACAACGAAAGGCAGCGGCAGTGGCGGCGGCTCAAATCAAGGACCGGGCGTCCCTGCACTTCCAATCTCAACTTCTCCTGGAGGACAATGATCAGCATCCGAGGAGCTGGCGGGTTAAAGAGCGGGGCGAGCGGCGCGTCGGCTGTCGAAGATCCAGATACGCTACTCTCGCGCCAGCGCGCATTCATTAAGGAAGTGATTTGTGAAGGCCCGATTGTTGGCTTGCAGCCGATGGACAGACCGATGCGCGGCGTGTTCTTAAACGGAACGCCGATCGAGAATGTCGGTGGCCGGGTGCTCACCGATGTGACGCTAGTTTACAACTCGAAAACTCTTGTCTCAGCGAGCGGTAACTTCACAACCGCAGACATCGGCAAGGTCGTGACCGGCGAAGGCATCCCGCAGCTCCCACAAAATCAATACTCGACCTTGATCGCGAGCATCGATAGTCCGACCCAAGTCCAGTTGAACAACTTCGCGACCGTAGCCGGGACGAATGTCCTAGTCTCAATCGCCGGCGCGCTCAACTTCACCAACTTCGACTTCTACCTGCTTAATGGGACGCAAGACCAAGGTTACATTCCAGGGTTCAACGCGAGTGAGGCTGTTATTTCAGTCGGCTTGAAATTATTGCAGGCAACGCCGTGGGTACAAACAATCTCCAATGCGACGCTGGACGCTCTGACAGTGACGATTCGGTTCCCTCGGTTCGAGTCGCAGGACATCACGAACGGGAACATCCACGGAACGACACTCAACCTCACAATCGAGTTGCAATCAAATGGCGGCGGGTTCGTGCAAAAGATTAACGACACGATTACCGGAAAGGCGAGTAGTCCGTATTTGCGGGAGTACAAGATCGACCTGGCCGGGCTCCCGGCGCCGTGGGACATCCGCGTGACTCGGGTCACACCCGACACCACAACGCAAGCGCTCCAGAACGACACCTATGTCGACACCTACTCGACCATTATCTACGGCAAACTTCGGCACCCGAATTCCGCGCACATCGGCCTCTCGATCGACGCCGAGCAGTTCGGCAGTATCCCGACGCGCGCCTACCAAATTAAAGGTCTAATCGTCCAGGTTCCAACCAACTACGATCCGGTTGCGCGGACTTACGCCACGACTGGAGCTGGGACAACCAACGGGACGTGGGACGGAACGTTCAAACTGGCGTGGACGAACAACCCGGCGTGGTGCTGGTACGATTTAGCGACCAACGCGCGTTATGGTCTCGGAAATTATCTCGACCCAACTTCGGTCGACTCCTACGCGCTTTATACAACCGCGCAGTTTTGTGACGTGTTCGTTCCGACTGGTGTCTCGGCGCGCGTCCTCAGTGTTTCGGGTCTGACGTTGAGCGCTGTCATCACCGCGAACACGCTGACGCGGTCAAGCGGCTCTTTCATCACGGACGGCTGGCTCGTGGGTGATGAGATAAATATCACCGGATTCGTCAACGCGGCCAACAACGGGCGCGCGGTCATTCTGAATGTCTCGGCTGGAACGTTAACGCTCGATCAAAAGACGCTAGTGGCCGAATCAGCCGTCGCCGGAATAACTCTCGCAATCGAAGCACCGACCGAACCGCGCTTCACCTGCAATATGTATCTCCAAGCGCAAGAGGACGCCATGAAGGTACTAACAGACATGGCGAGCAACTTCCGCGCGTTCCTTTATTACGCGCAAGGGGTGTTGACGCCGTCACAAGACAAACCCGGTGTCGCCTCTTCCTACGCTTTGTTCTCGCCGTCCAACATCGTTGACGGTCGGTTCACTTACTCTGGAACTGGAAACCGATCGCGGCACACCGTCGCGCAGGTTTCATGGAATGATCTGACGAACCAGGGGAAGCTGACGCCGGAATACGTCGAGGACTCGGCAGCGGTGAACCTCTACGGGGTCAACGCGCTCGTCGTGACAGCCTTCGGGTGCACAAGTCGCAGCCAAGCACGCCGGTTCGGCCTGTGGGCGCTGGCGGCGGAGCGGTTATTGACCGAGACCGTGATGTTCGAGACCGGCGCGGAAGGTTTCCAGGTTAAGCCTGGCTCGATTATCCAGATTCAAGATCCATTCAAAGCAGGACTAACTTTGAGCGGCCGTATGGTTTCAGCGACTTCGACCCTGGTCACGCTCGACCGGCCGGTTGTTTTGGGAGCTGGGCGAACTTACTGGATCAGCTTTTTCAATCCAGCGGACGGAACGACGTTGACGATTCCTGTCCTTAACGCAGCCGGGACGACCAGCACGATCACGATCGCGGCTCTCGCCAACTACAACTCAGGCACGACCTACAATCTCGGCGATCAGATTACTTATCTCGGCCTCAACTACCAGTCGCTTATTGCATCGAACTTGAACCACACGCCGTTGACGAGTCCGACGCAGTGGGAGGCGTGCTCGCCCGCGGCCGGCACGATCTGGCAGATGGCGAGCGACATTCTTTCGCCTGCGCTCTTCCGATGCATCGACATGAAGCCGAAGGACAACGCGACCTGCGTGATCTCAGCGCTCGAGTACGACGCCAACATGTATACGGACCTGGAGAACTTCTCGCTCGACGCTGCAGTCACGAGCGCGCTTCCGATTGCTGGGGTTGTGCAACCACCGGGCGAGATTGCGGTTTTTGAAGTGCCGTCGGTAACGCCCGATGGCGTGCAACGCAGCCTGAATGTGAGTTGGGCAGCAAGCCCGGACGCTTATTTGCGCTATTACAAGGTCGATTACCGATTCCAAAACGGGAACTGGGTCAACGCCGGGAACCCGCTGACCAACGATATCGTGATTCCGATGGTGGGAACTGGGCAGTAC